TTAATAAAACTCTATACCCGTAATCTTCAATGAGTTCTGGCGCTTCCCTTTAATTCCTTTTACATATTCAAAATGAATGTTTTTGATTGCCATCTTTATGAATTCAGTTTTTAACTCATCTTCCATTAATTCCCAGCCGTTTAGCAATGAATACTTGAAATTTTTAATCTTCTCATAGTTAAAAGTCTTACCCTTATCATTATCCTTGCGCTTTTCATACTCATGTATTTCTTTGTCAATACGACTTATTATTGGAAAAGCTTCATCCTTATCCATCATACCTTCTATAAAAAGTGTTTGACATCTAGCGCGTTCTTTTCGCAACTTTTCAATATCGATGCCGACATCTTCTATTTCTTTAGGTTGGTTTTCGATTTTATATGATGTTAAATCAAATTGTTTTAGATAATTGTAAAATTGTTTTAAAACCTCGCCTTCGTCGATGTTACATGCATTTTTATTTTTAGTATTTTTGCAGTTAGAACAAAAGTATAGTTTAGAATACCAAACTTCTTTATTTTTAGGCGTATGCTTGACTGTGTTTAAAGTCAATTTCTGGTTACAGTTTGGACATAATAGTTTACTTCTGAAAATAGCGTTATGTTTTACGATTGTAGAGTTAGTTTTTTCACTTATCCTTAATTTTATTTCTTCGTATTCTTCTTCACTTATAATAGCTTCGTGGGTGTTTTCGACGAATATGTCACCGAAAACAAGATGACCTCTAGCTACCGGACTCGTTAGAGCATTGCCTATAACTGATCTGTGCCAGTTTTTACCTAAGGGTGCTTTGTATTTAGAGTTGTTCAATTTTATAGTTATTTCTCTTAAACTAGTACCTTTTTTCGCTTCTTCTACTGCAAATCGTAATACTTTTTTATATTCATTAGGCACAAATTTATCGTTTACTCTGTCGTAATAGAAAGGAGGGACAGTTTTAGCTAACCCTTTTCTAGCTGATGCGCGTCGACCCATTGCAGTACGCTCTTGAATTGTAGTACGCTCCCACTCTGCCATAGCACCTACTAATGTTACGAACAAACGTCCCATAGCAGAAGTTGTGTCATATACTTCTGTTGCGCTCCTAAACAACACGTTTTTATTCTCAAACAATTCTAGTATCTCTAGTAAGTCTTTAACACTTCGAGTTAATCGATCTAGTTTATAGACTAAAACCAAATCAAAATTATCTATTTCATTCAACATTTCTTGTAAAGCGGGTCTGTCTTTTTTAGCTCCGGAGTATCCAGCGTCAGTATATACTTTATGAATTTTCCAGTCGTTTATGTCGCTGTAAGCTCTTAATTTTCTTTCTTGTTCTTCGATAGAGTGTCCTTTTTCTTTTTGTTCAAGTGTACTCACTCTAGTATAAATTGCTACTTTCATGTGCTCCCTCCTCAAAATTGGCAAAAAATAATAAGGGTAGGCGGGCTACCCGTGAAAATTGTATAAAAAAGAGAGAGCGCAGATGCACCCTCTCATGTCGCAAATATTTCAGCGACTTGTCTAATTTGAAGCTTGCCGCAAATATTTCAGCGGCTTGTTTTGTATATATGTAATATACCATCAAAGAGAGTGTAGTTCAAGCGATTTAACTAAGAAATCTAATTTTTATACTATTTTCAATTTTATCTACTGTTTCTTTTGAATATGATATTTCTCCGGCAGGGTCATACCTATTAATTTTCGATATTCTATCCTTGCTGATTGTAGTGATATTTAAAACGTTAGCATAGGTCTTTTTATACTTGAATCGCTCATATCTTTTGCGAACCTTCGAATATTTTTTGAAGTCGTCATTCAGCGATTTGTTTTCATCAAGTAATTTTTGATCGTATGGGTTTTCTGCTTTTGACACCTTTTCAAGATTGTTCATGATTTTTTTAGCTAAATCCTTACCCGTTACGTCCATTTTTTCCAATACTAAAGGTAACAAATCTTCTTCGATATGCACATTGAATTTACTTCTGGAAGATGTAAGTGGAACTACCGTTAATATTGGATTTTTATTTGAATCGTGATTATTAAGTACCATACAAAAATGGTTTCCAGAAAACTCTCTGCCAACATTAACACCTAACTTTACATAAATTATAGTGCCTTTTTTATATCTGGTGTAACTTTTGTTTTCTTTTAACAATCTAACTTCATCCAATAAAAACTCTGAATATTCAAGACACCATGAATTCATATATTTAAATTTGTAAATCTCGCTATTTTGAATCTTTTTAAAATTATTAACTGCTGTTTCTAAAGGTGCGTTCTCTTCCATCCCTCATCCTCCTCGCGCCACACAAGCGCTATTAATCAATATCCAATAATTGTTGTTTTTTCTTATCGAACTCTTCCTGAGAAATTACTCCGACATCTAATAATTCTTTATATTTTATTAATTCATCAGCAACAGAAAAACTCATTTTTTCAGAATTGGATGGTTTCATAGAACTTTCTCGAATAGAGATTTGTTCTTGTATTGTTTCCGCCATTCTAGATACAGTGTTTTTTGATATGCTTCCTATAGCGATACTTGATGAACCGTGATGTATAATTATTTCGCCAAAAAGAAGTCCTTTTTTATACGAAACAGAATTGATTTTCTCGAATGGAAATTCATGAAATTTCAAACCATATATCATACCTTTATCTAAGAATAACAATCTTAGATCAGTACATACTATTAAGTAGGTATTATTATTGTACAATCCCGAAGTTACATACATTATGTTTTCATTATCTTTTAAAATCATAGGTAGTTCTTTCACTTCTTTTTTTGTACCAAACAAATCCTCTACACCTATTTCGCTAAATCTTTGGTAGATTTTAGATAAGTTTTCGTCAGATTTATTGATTTCACTTTCAAATTTCACTTCTTTTCTAGGTTTACTTTGGTATTCTTTTAAAATTTCTCTTTTGTCTTCAACAGATAGTTGCTTGTATTGTTTCTTTTCTTCTTTTGTTTTAGTTGCTAAATATTGACTCTCAATCATACTTTCTTTGAACGTTAATCTGCTCTTAGGTAATTCTTTCATGTTCATTTCTCCTTTATTTTTTGATTGTTAAATCGTTAGATCATAAGCATATTTAAATTCATTTATAAAATCAGATTTGCTTTCCATTTTCTCTTCTAAAAAACTTAAGTAGTTTTCTGCGTGGTAATTTTCGTTATTTGACATATAGTCGTTTAACCCATTGTGTATATGTCTTCTGATTACTTTTACCGCTATATGGATCGCTTGAAAACTCATTTGATACTTGTACGAAATTTGCTCAATATTAAAGTTGTTTATATATTTGTATCTTATATGTAAAGGAAACAATAAACATGAAGCAAATGAGTTTGCTTCATATTCTTCAGCAATCCTTCTATAATAATCTTTATATGTGAATGTTTTATTTAAATTAACTCCAGTATGTCCCATTATAAAATGACCATATTCATGAGCTAAAGTAAATCTTAGACGATTCATAGGCAGTAAATCGTTATAAACTATAATCGCTTTGTCTCCTTTTCTAATATGAAACGCTTCTTCTGAACCGAAAATAGAAGGTATTTTAAAATATAAAGTGCCAGTATTCTGAGAAAATTCAGAGAAAGTCACTAATTTAATACGTTTATCTTTTGAGATAATTTCAAATATATCTAAAGGAAAAGATAAGTTATATAGACCATTTGTGATCTCGTAAACTGCTTTCGCAGATTTAAAAAAAGATTTTTCATAATTTAATTTCAATTAAAAAGCCCCTTTGTTACTTAGTTAAATCATCCCAATCATCAAACATTGCTTCTAATATAGTCAAAGCTTTTTGCCTTTGTGCCTCCGTCATATTTTCTGTAGCTCGATGCATAATAAGAATATCTTCACTTTTATCTTCTCCGGAGTACTCATCTTTTTCTCTACCTAATAAGTAATCAACTGATACATCGAAGTGATCGGCAATTTTTTGCACCTTATCAATGCCTGGTTTGGTTTTCTCCCATCTTCTGATTTGTCCGTTTGAAAACCCTAAAGTTCTCTCTAATTCAGCAAAAGTCATACCTTTTGAATTGCACAAATTACGGATTCTTTGTACTAGATTCATAAATTTCTCCTATCACAGATTAACTTTTTCGCTATTTTTGTTGACAATTAGCATAAAAGTTAATATACTGTATTTAAGCTTTAAATTTAGCTTACTAAACACATAACAATTATTCGTTGGGGAACGAGTATTCAATACCTTTATGACAGGCATTACGAATTGTTATAGGTTTATTAAACTATGCTTAAATATTAGCATAAAAGTTATTGGTGTTCAACAGATAATTTATTTGCTTAGAAAAAATGTTATAGGAGGTGCTAATATGTCGACAACAGATTTCGGCTTGAAAGTGAGAACGGAATTATTAAAACGCAACATGACAAACAAGCAACTTGCGGAAATGCTAGAAATTTCAAGTGCTTACTTATCGGATATTTTACGTGGACGTAGAGATGCTTTTGAACAAAAGAAACGTATTGCGAAAATTTTAGAAATTAAAGAAGAGGTGAAGAGTTAATGAATGAAATTAAAACTTTCAGTAACGACATGTTTTCAATCTTAATCAAACAAGATAATGAAAATAATTTATTCGATTTAGAAACTGTCGCAAAAAGTTTGGGGTTCACTCAGTTTAAAAACGGCAAACAATATATTCGTTGGGAAACTATCAATAAATATTTAGGTAAATATCTTTCCCAAGAAGTTGGGAAAGGCGATTTCATACCAGAACCAATGGTATATAAGTTGGCTTTCAAAGCAGGTAATGCTGTAGCAGAAAAATTTCAAGATTGGTTGGCGATGGAAGTCCTACCAGCTATTCGCAAACACGGTATCTACGCAACAGACAATGTAATTGAACAAACATTAAAAGATCCAGACTACATCATTACAGTGTTGACTGAGTATAAGAAAGAAAAAGAGCAAAACTTACTTTTACAACAAGAAATTGGAGAGCTAAAACCCAAAGCAGACTATGTAGATGAAATCTTAAAGTCAACTGGAACATTAGCTACAACTCAAATCGCGGCAGACTACGGTATATCAGCACAAAAGTTAAACAAACTACTACACGAAGCTAGATTACAACGAAAAGTGAATAAACAGTGGGTGCTTTACTCAGAACACATGGGCAAGAGTTACACAGAATCAGACACTATACCAATTGTACGCTCTGACGGTAGAGAAGACACAGTTTTACAAACTAGATGGACACAAAAAGGTAGATTGAAAATACATGAAATCATGACTGAATTCGGTTATGAAGCTAACGTAACTGCTTAACAGGAGGGCGCAGCAAATGGAAGATCAAAACAAAAAAGTCATTTATTACTACTATGACGAAGCAGGTAATAGACAACTATTATCAATTGGAGATTTGAATCTCTATTTATTAAAAGATATTAAATCAAGATTTGGTTTATATAAAAAACAAATCCCTGATTTAGATAATCTGTTCGTTCAAATAGACGGTGTTGAATTTAAAGTACTATAACCCGAGCAATGCACCTCTTAAACAACATTATACACGAAAGGAGCATAAACAAATGAACACACTATATAAAACAACCCTCCTCATCACAATGGCAGTTGTGACGTGGAAGGTTTGGAAGATTGAACGAAATACGAGAAAGCCTGTAATCAATCGAAATGATTTTAGTAATGAGTCTACAGCAGAAACGATTGAGCGATACAGTGATCCTGATTCAGGAATCAAACTACTTAAGGCTTTTTCCGACTTCACTAAAGAGAATCTTACCTAATTCTAAGAAGATGAAGTTTCGTTGGTACTCAAGTGATTCATGTAAAGCGGTAGAGTAAATCTTTTCGCTGGAAACACCTTTATCAGCATTCTCTGTGAGTTTTTGAAGGTTCTTCTTGAAATGTTCGCTTTGACCACCGTAAAGTTCATCTGCTTCATTAACGATTTTATAGTAAAGCTGTTCATATTCACTATATGACATGTTAGTCACCTCCTTTCACTAGGAGATAACTGAATTATACACGAAAGGAATGGTAGAAATGCCACCACACATTCAACAAATGTTATACGAAATCCAGTTAAAAGCTGGTATACCTCAAAAATTAATGGAAATGCAAGGTTTGATAAACGATGAAACGACCAAAGAGGAGAAAAAAGAAAATGAGTAAAACTTATAAAAGCTACCTAGTAGCAGTATTGTGCTTCACAGTCTTAGCGATTGTACTTATGCCGTTTCTATACTTCACCACTGCATGGTCGATTGCGGGATTCGCAAGTATCGCAACTTTCATATTTTATAAAGAATACTTTTATGAAGAATAAAAAAACTGCTACTCAGAGCAATGAGTAACAGTATCAAACATATCTAATAAAGAAATAAATAAATATATTTTCAATATAAAACGAAAAACGGAGGAAGTCAAGATGTATTACGAAATAGGCGAAATCGTACGCAAAAATATTCATGTTAACGGATTCGATTTTAAGCTATTCATTTTAAAAGGTCATATGGGCATATCAATACAAGTTAAAGATATGAACAACGTACCAATTAAACATGCTTATGTCGTAGATGAGAATGACTTAGATATGGCATCAGACTTATTTAACCAATCAATAGATGAATGGATTGAAGAGAACACAGACGAACAGGACAGACTAATTAACTTAGTCATGAGATGGTAGGAGGTCGCTATGAAGCAGACTGTAACTTATCTAATCAAGCATAAAGATGAAAATCTATTTATTACAAACCGACCAACCGAAGTGAACGACACAGTGAAGTATTCAACTGATATGCGAGACGCAAGAGAATTCGACGGACTAGACAAAACTGTTATTGATATGTCTAAGCACAAAGCAATCAAGAAAACAGTGACAGAAACAATTGAGTATGAGGAGGTAGAACATGACTGAGGAAAAACAAGAACCACAAGAAAAAGTAAGCATACTCAAAAAACTAAAGATAAATAATATCGCTGAGAAAAATAAAAGGAAATTCTATAAATTTGCAGTATACGGAAAAATTGGCTCAGGAAAAACCACGTTTGCTACAAGAGATAAAGACGCTTTCGTCATTGACATTAACGAAGGTGGAACAACGGTTACTGATGAAGGATCAGACGTAGAAATCGAGAACTATCAACACTTTGTTTATGTTGTAAATTTTTTACCTCAAATTTTACAGGAGATGAGAGAAAACGGACAAGAAATCAATGTTGTAGTTATTGAAACTATTCAAAAACTTAGAGATATGACATTGAATGATGTGATGAAAAATAAGTCTAAAAAACCAACGTTTAATGATTGGGGAGAAGTTGCTGAACGAATTGTCAGTATGTACAGATTAATAGGAAAACTTCAAGAAGAATACAAATTCCACTTTGTTATTACAGGTCATGAAGGTATCAATAAAGATAAAGATGATGAAGGTAGCACTATCAACCCTACTATCACTATTGAAGCGCAAGAACAAATTAAAAAAGCTATTACTTCTCAAAGTGATGTGTTAGCTAGGGCAATGATTGAAGAATTTGATGATAACGGAGAAAAGAAAGCTAGATATATTCTAAACGCTGAACCTTCTAATACGTTTGAAACAAAGATTAGACATTCACCTTCAATAACAATTAACAATAAGAAATTTGCAAATCCTAGCATTACGGACGTAGTAGAAGCAATTAGAAATGGAAACTAAAAATTAATTAAAAGGACGGTATAAAAATTATGAAAATCGCTGGTAGAACACAATACATTCAAGAAACTAATCAAGAGGCATTCATGAAAGGCGGGGACTTTTTAGGAGCTGGAGAATTTACAGCGAAAGTTGCAAATGTCGAGTTTAACGACAGAGAAAACAGATACTTCACAATTATTTTTGAAAACAACGAAGGTAAACAATACAAACACAACCAATTCGTCCCACCATTCCAACAAGATTATCAAGAAAAACAATATATCGAGTTACTTAGTAGATTAGGAATTAAATTGAACTTACCAGATTTAACTTTTGACACAGATCAATTAATTAACAAAATCGGAACTATTGTACTTAAAAATAAATTTAACGAGGAACAAGGTAAATACTTTGTAAGACTCTCGTATGTAAAAGTTTGGAATAAAGATGATGAAGTAGTTAATAAACCAGAACCTAAAACTGACGAGATGAAACAAAGAGAACAGCAAGCAAATGGGAAACAGACGCCAATGAGTCAACAATCAAACCCATTCGCTAATGCTAATGGTCCAATAGAAATCAATGATGATGATTTACCGTTCTAGGACGTGGTTTAAATGCAATACATTACAAGATACCAGAAAGACAATGACGGTACTTATTCCGTCGTTGCTACTGGTGTTGAACTTGAACAAAGTCACATTGATTTGCTAGAAAACGGATATCCACTAAAAGCAGAAGTAGAGGTTCCGGACAATAAAAAACTATCTATAGAACAACGCAAAAAAATATTCGCAATGTGTAGAGATATAGAACTTCACTGGGGCGAACCAGTGGAATCAACTAGAAAATTATTACAAACAGAATTGGAAATTGAAAAAGGTTATGAGGAAATCAGTCTGCGCGACTGTTCAATGAAAGTTGCGAGGGAGTTAATAGAACTGATTATAGCGTTTATGTTTCATCATCAAATACCTATGAGCATAGAAACAAGCAAGTTGTTAAGCGAAGATAAAGCACTATTATATTGGGCTACAATCAACCGCAACTGTGTAATATGCGGAAAGCCACACGCTGACCTAGCACATTATGAAGCAGTCGGCAGAGGCATGAACAGAAACAAGATGAATCACTATGACAAACATGTATTAGCGCTATGTCGCGAACATCATAACGAGCAACATGCGATTGGCGTTAAGTCGTTTGATGATAAATATCACTTGCATGACTCGTGGATAAAAGTTGATGAGAGGCTCAACAAAATGTTGAAAGGAGAGAAAAATGAATGAATAGACTAAGAGTAATAAAAATAGCACTCCTAATCGTCATCTTGGCGGAAGAGATTAGGAATGTGATAAACAAAACCAATAATTCAAAATTAGTCTTTATCCAACTTGTTAAAAGCAGCCACAAAAATTATAGCTAACAACATAGTGTTTCGAATTCCGGGAGGCATAAAAGGTAAAAGTTCATTTGCAAGAAAAGTTATAAAAGGCTTTAAATCTTCAAATAAACTACTTTGAAATAATGACGATATTAATAAAGAAAGCTGAGGTGATAACTTTTGGATTTCTTTGTCCTGATTAGAATCACATTGAGCATTATAGGTTTGTATTTGTGTCATGTATTCTCTGAACCCAGCCGTTACAGGTTCCCATTCGATCCGACGGATAGATTTAGCGTTAATAAGCGTGTTTTTGACATATTCGTAACGCAAAAGATTGAAAGTCGTATCTATAGTTTTACTATCTACATCTATCGATTTTTTAACAAAGTCAGAGGTTTCTTCAGAAAATAATGACTTTGAAAAATCAGGTATTTTTATATTAATGGGTTTTAATTCGGTTGCGCTTTTTATCTTCTCTATATTTAACTTAGGTGAATTTTGAATAACGGAAGTACGCTCTGAAATTTTACGAGCAATCTCAATATTTTTTCTAAGGTAAGAGCTGTTAGAAAAACTTGTAGCAACTTTAATTTGGTGCTCCAAAGAATTTATAGTGCGACTAAGAGTTGTTAAATGCTCGATATCAGCCAGTTTTAGAGTCGGAGTAGGTATGTTTACTTTAATATCAGGCACTTTAGTAATTTTGTCTAACTGGAATTGTACTAACGAAGAATAGTCCTTATACATTATATTTCACCTCCAATCTGATGCAAAAGCATTCAGAAAAATTATACCAGAAAGGAGAATCAACATGACTGACCAACCAAGTTACTACTCAATAATTACAGCAAATGTCAGATACGATAACCGACTTACTGACAGCGAAAAGTTACTTTTTGCAGAAATAACATCTTTAAGTAACAAATACGGATACTGCACAGCAAGTAATGGTTACTTTGCAACTTTATACAACGTTGTTAAGGAAACTATATCTCGTAGAATTTCGAACCTTACCAACTTTGGTTATCTAAAAATCGAAATTATCAAAGAAGGTAATGAAGTTAAACAAAGGAAGATGTACCCCTTGACGCAAACGTCAATACCTATTGACGCAAAAATCAATACCCCTATTGATAATTCTGTCAATACCCCTATTGACGCAAATGTCAAAGAGAATATTACAAGTATTAATAATACAAGTAATAACAATATAAATAGAATAGATATATTGTCGGGCAACCCGACACGCATCCCATACAAAGAGATTATTGATTATCTAAACGAAAAGACCGGCAAGAAGTTTAGTCATAAATCTAAAACTAATCAAAAACTGATACAAGCTAGATTTAATGAAGATAATTCAAAAGAAGATTTCTTTACAGTAATTGATAACATGACTGCTCAATGGAAAGGTAATCCGAAAATGGATGAGTATTTGCGACCTAAAACGTTATTTAGTGGAAACTTTGATAATTATAAAAACCAAACAGCGAAAATTAATAACGAATCTAATCAATATGTAGATGCATTCCAGCGTGCATCACAATCAAGTATAGAAAATTTACCATTTTAAAGGAGTGAGAAAGTGGAGTCATTCCAGAACTTAGCAAAGAAACCAACTTTAAAAAAGCAAATTATTGAACAAGCGTTTGATTTGAAATGTGAGAACTGTGGACGTAAGTACGACTATTACAAATTTGATGACGGTTCAGAATTCAAACATGGTTGTGACTGCGAAATGATAGAGTATGCCAAACAATCAACTGAAAACTATCACAAGAGAAACAGGCGGAGAAAAGCAGAACGCATATTCAAGCAATCGATAATGAACGAAGATCTAACGAAAGCAACGTTTGATAATTACAATCCGACTAATGAACAACTAGTGTATGCAAAAAACTTATGCGAACGTTACGCAAACAATTTCACGTTAGACAATAAACAATCGCTACTAATCCAAGGTTCATTCGGTACAGGTAAATCACACTTATCAATGAGTATTGTTAAATCAGTTAAAGCTAAAGGCTACACAGTGTTATATATGAACGTACCTCAATTGATATCAACAATTAAAAACACTTATAACAACCAAACTGCTATGACCGAACAGGAATTGGCTCAAATTATAAGTGATGTCGATTTGATGGTATTCGATGATTACGGTATCAACATGAATGAATTCGCTACTAGCAAGATGTTCGAGCTTATTGAAAGTAGGATAGGCAAACACAACATCTTTACTACTAACTTAGATGAGAAAGAAATGACAAAAAACAAAGACTTACAACGTATATTCAGCAGAATCATGAGCAATACAACACTAATCAAGATGGACGGTCAAGATTACAGAACTAGAGGTTTAAAACTATGATTACCAAAGAATTTTTAAAAACTAAACTTGAGTGTTCAGATATGTACGCTCAGAAACTCATAGACGAGGCGCAGGGCGATGAAAATAGGTTGTACGACCTATTTATCCAAAAACTTGCAGAACGTCATACACGCCCCGCTATCGTCGAATATTAAGGAGTGTTAAAAAATGCCGAAAGAAAAATATTACTTATACCGAGAAGATGGTACGGAAGATATTAAGGTCATCAAATATAAAGACAACGTAAATGAAGTTTATTCGCTCACAGGAGCCCATTTCAGCGACGAAAAGAAAATTATGACTGATAGTGACCTAAAACGATTCAAAGGCGCTCACGGGCTTCTATATGAGCAAGAACTAGGATTACAAGCAACGATATTTGATATTTAGAGGTGGCACAATGAGTAAATACAACGCTAAGAAAGTTGAGTATAAAGGAATTGTATTTGATAGCAAAGTAGAGTGTGAATATTACCAATATTTAGAAAGTAATATGAATGGCACTAACTATGATCGTATCGAACTACAACCGAAATTCGAACTACAACCTAAATTTGGGAAGCAAAGACCGATTACGTATATAGCCGATTTCTTTTTGTGGAAGGAAGGGAAACTGGTTGAAGTTATAGACGTTAAAGGTAAGGCGACTGAAGTTGCCAACATCAAAGCGAAGATATTCAGATATCAGTATAAAGATGTGAATTTAACGTGGATATGTAAAGCGCCTAAATACACAGGTCAAGAATGGATGGTATATGAGGACTTAGTGAAAGTCAGACGTAAAAGAAAAAGAGAAATGAAGTGATTTAATGCAACAACAAGCATATATAAATGCAACGATTGATATAAGAATACCTACAGAAGTTGAATATCATCATTTCGATGATGTGGATGATGAAAAAGATATGCTAGCAAAGCGCTTAGATGACAATCCGGATGAATTACTAAAGTATGACAACATAACAATAAGACATGCATATATAGAGGTGGAATAAATGAGTATCGTAAAGATTAACGGTAAACCATATAAATTTACCGAACATGAAAATGAATTGATAAAAAAGAATGGTTTAACTCCAGGAATGGTTGCAAAAAGAGTACGAGGTGGCTGGGCGTTGTTAGAAGCCTTAAACGCACCTTATGGCATGCGCCTAGCTGAGTATAAAGAAATCGTGTTATCCAAAATCATGGAGCGAGAGAGCAAAGAGCGTGAAATGGCTAGGCAACGACGTAAAGAAGCTGAGCTAAGAAGAAAGAAGCCACATTTGTTTAATGTACCACAGAAACATTCACGTGATCCGTACTGGTTTGATAATACTTATAACCAAATGTTCAAGAAATGGAGTGAAGCATAATGAGTGTAATCAGTAACAGAAAAGTAGATATGAATGAAATACAAGACAATGTTAAGCAACCAGCGCACTACACATACGGCGACATTGAAATTATAGATTTTATCGAACAGGTTACGGCGCAGTATCCACCACAATTAGCATTTGCAATAGGTAATGCAATCAAATATCTATCTAGAGCACCGTTGAAAAACGGACACGAGGATTTAGCAAAGGCGAAGTTTTATGTCCAAAGAGCTTTTGACTTGTGGGAGCAATGACTATGACATATAACGCGCGCAAAGAATACTTAAACCAATTTTTCGGATCTAAGAGATATCTGTATCAGGATAACGAACGAGTGGCACATATCCATGTAGTGAATGGCACTTATTACTTTCACGGGCATATCGTGCCAGGTTGGCAAAGCGTTAAAAAGACATTTGATACTGCTGAAGAGCTCGAAATATATATAAAGCAACATGGTTTGGAATACGAGGAACAGAAGCAACTAACTTTATTTTAGAGGAGATGGAAATGATGAATAATCGTGAACAAATTGAACAATCCGTTATAAGTGCTAGTGCGTATAACGGCAATGACACAGAGGGATTGCTAAAAGAGATTGAGGACGTGTATAAGAAAGCGCGAGCATTTGATGAAATACTTGATGGAATGACAAATGCTATTCAACATTCAGTTAAAGAAGGTATTGAACTTGATGAAGCAGTAGGAATTATGGCAGGTCAAGTTATCTATAAATATGAGGAGGAACAAGGAAAATGACTAACACATTAACAGTAGATCAATTACAAGAGTTATTACAAATACAAAAGGAGTTTGACGATAGAATTCCAACACTTAATTTACAAGATAGTAAGGTTGCGTATGTTGTTGAATTCTTTGAATGGTTTAATACATTGGAAACGTTTAAAAACTGGAAAAAGAAACCAGGTAAGCCATTAGATGTGCAGTTAGATGAGTTAGCAGACATGTTGGCGTTTGGATTGAGTATTGCGAATCAACAATCAGACGATATGGAAGAAATTTTGGATTATGTAGAAGATGGCATTTTTACCGATTGTATAGATAGTGTTGAAATTGATTTTAATGACAGTGATATAGTTGATGAATTTATGTCAGATATAGACGAATTATACAACGGTTGGTTTAGTATTAATTTATTCTTACCATTCGCTATTGCAATCCAATACTACACTATCGACAAACTCATCTCAGCTTATAAAAAGAAAATGGAGCGAAATCATGCAAGACAAGATGGAACAGCAGACGCAGGAAAAGGATACGTGTAAAGACATCTTAGATCGAGTCAAGGAGGTTTTGGGGAAGTGAATTACATCATTACATTAGTTCTAATATTTGTATTCATAGTAATATTTAACAATTTACTCAACAGATATATGGTTTTGTACAAAGAATTAGATTTATTTACATGCAGAATTGGCATGTTATTGGTCTTAATCGTTCTAGTAGAATTTGCAAAGCAACAAAATATGTTGGCTACATTGAGTGTTTTACTAATACTTTTATTCGTAGAAAAACTTAGAATCATTCAAAGGAGCGATAAGAAGTGACGCAATACTTAGTCACAACATTCAAAGATTCAACAGGACAACCACATGAACATTTTACTGCTGCTAGAGATAATCAGACATTTACAGTTGTTGAGGCAGAGAGTAAAGAAGAAGCGAAAGAGAAGTACGAGACGCAAGTTAAAAGAGATGCAGTTATTAAATTAGGTCAGTTGTTTGAAAATATAAGGGAGTGTGGGAAATGAATCGGCTGAGAATTTTATTACATGACGGTAGTAGTTTGATATTACATGAAGATGAATTATTTAACGAAATAGCATTTGTTTTGGATGATTTTAGAAATGATGATGACTATTTAACGATAGAAAAAGATTATGGCAGAGAACTTGTATTGAACAAAGGTTATATAGTTGGGATTAATGTTGAGGAGGCAGACGATGACTAAACAAATATTAAGACTATTATTCTTACTAGCAATGTATGAGCTAGGTAAGTATGTAACTGAGCAAGTATATATTATGATGACGGCTAATGATGATGTAGAGGCGCCGAGTGACTTCGCAAAGTTGAGCGATCAGTCTGATTTGATGAGGGCGGAGGTGTCAGAGTAGATGTATAGCAAAGAGTCAATTGTTAATATGATAGGCACACATAAAATGAAGTGTAATGTGTTAGCTGATGTAATACCGGAATATGATAGCAATTCAATCGCACAGTATGGTATACAAGCGACGTTACCGAAACCACAAGGGGAAAACTCGAGTAAAGTAGAAGATGTTGTTGTGAGGCTCGAGAGAGCAAATAAAAGATATGCACAGATGTTAAAAGAGGTTGAGTTTATAAATCAATCACAACAGAGATTGGGACACGTTGACTTTTGTTTCTTAGAGTTATTGAAGAAAGGTTATAACAGGGATGCGATTATCAAGAAGATGCCTAACTCTAAATTAAATAGAAACAACTTCTTAGCGCGCCGTGATGAGTTAGCAGAAAAGATTTATCTACTACAGTGACGAAAATGACAAAAATGACAGAAATGACGAAAATGACACTATTTTTAAACTGTGAATTAATTTTATATAATTGATTTGTAAGAATTATCTTAAGACGTGGGGTAATAGCCACATTAGATGTTCTCATCGATGTGATTGAGAAGTGACAAACATATAAAAATTGATATGTTACGCTATTAATCACTTACTACCTGCCTATATGGTGGGTAGTTTAATTCTTGCATTTTGAGTCATAACTATTTTCCTCCTTTCACATTTATTGAACGTAGCTCCTGCACGAGATGTAGGGGCATTTTTATATTTAAAAAATAACAAGAGTAATTAACGTAAAGGCGTGTGATACAGTGAAAACAATTGATTAAATTAACACCGAAGCAAGAAAAGTTTGTGCTAGGACTCATAGAGGGCAAGAGCCAACGGAAAGCATATATTGACGCAGGGTATTCGACTAAAGGTAAGAGTGGGGAATATCTAGATAAAGAAGCGAGTACACTTTTTAAAAATCGGAAGGTTTCCGGAAGGTACGAAAAATTGCGTCAAGAAGTAGCTGAACAATCAAAATGGACACGCCAAAAGGCCTTTGAAGAATATGAGTGGCTAAAGAATGTAGCTAAGAATGACATTGAAATAGAGGGAGTGAAGAAAGCGACAGCTGATGCATTCCTCGCTAGTTTAGATGGTATGAATAGAATGACGTTAGGTAACGAAGTTTTAGCTAACAAGAAAATAGAAACTGAAATTAAGATGCTTGAGAAGAAGATTGAACAAATAGATAAAGGTGACAGTGGAACAGAAGATAAAATCAAACAACTTCACGACGCAATAACGGAAGTGATCGTCAATGAATAAACTTAAATCTTTATATACGGACAAACAAATTGAAATATTGAAGCAAACGCAAAAACAAGATTGGTTTATGTTAATTAATCACGGAGCAAAGCGTACAGGTAAAACAATATTAAACAATGACTTATTTTTACGTGAGTTAATGCGTGTGCGAAAGATAGCAGACGAAGAAGGAATTGAGACACCTCAATATATACTTGCTGGTGCAACATTAGGTACGATTCAAAAAAACGTACTAATAGAGTTAACTAACAAATATGGCATTGAGTTTAATTTTGATAAATATAATTCATTCATGTTATTTGGCGTTCAAGTGGTTCAGACAGGTCACAGTAAAGTAAGTGGTATAGGAGCTATACGTGGTATGACATCGTTTGGTGCATATATCAATGAAGCGTCGTTAGCGCATGAAGAGGTGTTTGACGAGATTAAGTCACGTTGTAGTGGAACTGGTGCAAGAATATTGGTAGATACCAACCCTGACCATCCCGAGCATTGGTTGTTGAAAGATTATATTGAAAATACAGATCCTAAAGCAGGTATACTGAGTCACCAATTTAAGCTCGATGACAATAACTTTCTTAATGATAGATATAAAGAGTCTATTAAGGCTTCAACACCATCAGGTATGTTCTATGAACGTAATATCAACGGTATGTGGGTGTCTGGTGACGGTGTAGTATATGCCGACTTTGATTTGAATGAGAATACGATTAAAGCAGATGAACTGGACGACATACCTATCAAAGAATACTTTGCTGGTGTCGACTGGGGTTACGAGCACTATGGATCTATTGTGTTAATAGGACGAGGTATAGATGGTAACTTTTATTTTATTGAGGAGCACGCACACCAATTTAAGTTTATTGATGATTGGGTGGTTATTGCAAAAGATATTGTAAGTAGATATGGCAATATTAATTTTTACTGCGATACTGCACGACCTGAATACATCACTGAATTTAGAAGACATAGATTACGTGCAATTAACGCTGATAAAAGTAAACTATCGGGTGTAGAGGAAGTTGCTAAGTTGTTCAAACAAAACAAGTTACTTGTTCTTTATGATAATATGGATAGGTTTAAGCAAGAGGTATTTAAATATGTTTGGCACCCTACAAACGGAGAGCCTATAAAAGAATTTGATGACGTGTTGGACTCGTTAAGATATGCCATATACACACATACTAAACCTGAACGATTAAGGAGGGGGAAATGACATTGTATAAGTTAATAGATGATATTGAAGCACAAGGAATATTGCCTAAGCATATTGAGGCTCTAATAGAGTCACATAAAGACGATAGAGAGAGAATGGTTAATCTCTATAATAGATACAAGACACATATTGACTATGTACCAATATTCAAACGTCGACCAATTGAAGAAAAAGAAGATTTTGAAACTGGTGGAAATGTAAGGCGATTAGACGTGTCTGTTAATAACAAACTTAACAACTCTTTTGACAGCGAAATTGTTGATACACGTGTTGGTTATTTACATGGTGTTCCTGTTACTTATGATTTAGATGAAAACGCAGAAAAAAACGAAAAGTTGAAAAAGTTTATAACCAACTTTGCCATTAGAAATAGTGTTGATGATGAGGATTCTGAAATAGGTAAAATGGCAGCAATTTGCGGATATGGTGCTAGGTTAGCATATATTGATACGAATGGTGATATTAGGATTAAGAATATAGATCCCTATAATGTTATTTTTGTTGGCGACAATATTTTAGAACCTACATACTCATTGCGCTACTTTTATGAAAAAGATGATGATAATGGCACTGATTATGTGTACGCAGAGTTTTACGATAATACTTATTATTATGTATTTCGAGGAGAAGGTATTGACGCTTTGCAAGAAGTTGGACGATATGAACATTTATTTGATTACAATCCATTGTTTGGTGTACCTAACAACAAAGAGATGATAGGAGATGCTGAAAAGGTTATTCACTTAATTGACGCATATGATTTAACAATGAGCGATGCATCAAGTGAGATTAGTCAGACACGTTTAGCATACCTTGTGTTACGCGGTATGGGTATGAGTGAAGGAATGATTCAAGAAACACAAAAGAGTGGCGCATTTGAGTTGTTCGACAAAGATATGGACGTTAAATACTTAACAAAAGATGTAAATGACACAATGATTGAGAACCATTTAGATCGAATCGAAAAGAATATCATGCGTTTTGCAAAGTCAGTAAACTTTAATTCTGACGAGTTTAACGGAAATGTACCTATCATTGGAATGAAACTTAAACTTATGGCTTTAGAGAACAAGTGTATGACGTTTGAGCGTAAGATGACAGCTATGTTGAGGTATCAATTCAAAGTTATTTTATCTGCATTAAAGCGTAAAGGGTACAACTTAAATGATGATAGTTATTTAAATCTGATATTTAAGTTCACTCGAAACATTCCAGTTAATAAGTTAGAAGAATCACAAGTGCTAATTAACCTTAAGGGGCAAGTTTCAGAACGAACAAGGTTGGGACAATCACAACTAGTTGATGATGTTGATTACGAATTAGACGAAATGGAAAAAGAAAGTCTTGAATTTAATGACAAATTACCTGACATATATGAAGGTGACGCAAATGACAAATCCCAAAATAACCAATCAGAATGATATTGATGAGTATATCGAGGGTTTAATCTCTAAAGCAGAAAAACCAATAGAACAACTATTTGCTAATCGACTTAAAGAGATAAAACAAATCATCGCAGATATGTTTGAAAAGTATCAAAGTGATGATGTGTATGTTACATGGACTGAATTCAATAAATACAACAGGCTCAATAAGGAGTTAACTCGTATAGGTACAATGTTGACTGATGACTATAGGCAAGTAGCTAAGATGATTCAGAAGTCACAGAAAGATGCTTATATCGAAAAGTTCCTTATGAGCCTTTATTTATATGAAATGGCGAGTCAAACATCTATGCAGTTTGATGTTCCGAGTAAAGAGATAATCAAATCAGCTATTGAACAACCTATTGAGTTCATTCGTTTAATGCCAACACTACAAAAACATCGTGATGAAGTATTGAAAAAGATACGTATGCACATTACACAAGGCATTATGAGCGGGGAGGGGTACTCTAAGATAGCTAAAGCAATACGTGATGATATCGGCATGTCTAAAGCTCAATCATTGCGTGTGGCTCGCACAGAAGCAGGCAGAGCAATGTCACAAGCTGGACTTGATAGTGCAATGGTTGCTAAAGATAACGGTTTGAAGATCAAGAAACGTTGGCATGCTACCAAAGATACACGTACACGTGATACTCATCGCCATTTAGACGGTGAATCTGTAGAAATAGACCAAAACTTTCAATCAAGTGGGTGCGTTGGACAAGCACCAAAGCTATTTATCGGTGTAAACAGTGCGAAAGAAAATATCAACTGTCGTTGTAAATTACTCTATTACATTGATAAAGATGAATTACCCACTGTGATGAGAGTGCGTAATGATGATGGTGAAAATGAAGTTATACCATTCATGAATTATCGTGAGTGGGAAAAACACAAGAGGAAAAAGAAATAATGTATCTATCGACCTTAGCATGTCGTTAAACTGCTTTTTATTATGCACTTTTCGGACTGTTAGGGTACGCGAAGGGCAAAAAGGAGTTTTGATATATGAATATCGAAGAAGTTAAGTCTTTTTTTGAAGAACACAAAGACGATAAAGAAGTAAAAGATTATCTAAAGGGACTTAAGACGGTGTCTGTTGATGACGTTAAAGGCTTTTTAGATACAGAAGAAGGTAAACGATTCATTCAACCTGAATTAGATCGTTATCATTCGAAAGGATTAGAATCATGGAAAGAGAAAAATCTTGAGAATCTAATCGAACAAGAAGTACAGAAGCGTAATCCTGAGCAATCAGAAGAACAAAAACGTATTAGTGCTCTTGAAAAAGAGTTAGAAAAACGCGACGCAGAGGCAAAACGTGAGAAGTTAAGAAGTAACGCGCTAGGTAAAGCGCAGGAACTAAATTTACCAACATCCTTAGTTGATAGATTTTTAGGCGACTCTGATGAAGATACTGAACAAAATTTGAAAGTTTTAAAAGAAACTTTTGACAAGTATGTTCAAGAAGGTGTTGAGTCTAAATTTAAATCGAGTGGAAGAGATGTTAAAGAATCACAAAATCAAGATTCAGACCCTTCAAATGTAAAGTCCATTGAAGAAATGGCGGAAGAAATCAATATTAGAAAATAAAGTGAGGTAATAAAATATGGCAACTCCAACATACACGCCAGGCAATGTTATTTTATCGGATTTTAAAAACGGCGTTATTCCAGCAGAACAAGGTACTTTAATCATGAAAGACATTATGTCTAATTCAGCAATTATGAAATTAGCTAAAAATGAGCCAATGACAGCACAAAAGAAAAAATTTACTTACTTAGCTAAAGGTGTAGGCGCTTACTGGGTATCAGAAACGGAACGTATTCAAACTTCTAAGCCTGAGTATGCACAAGCAGAAATGGAAGCTAAGAAAATTGGTGTAATTATCCCGTTATCAAAAGAGTTTCTTAAATGGACTGCAAAAGATTTCTTTAATGAGGTTAAACCTTTAATTGCAGAGGCGTTTTACAAAGCGTTTGACCAAGCTGTTATCTTTGGTACTAAATCACCTTATAACACTTCAACTAGTGGTAAACCGCTTGTTGAAGGCGCAGAAGAGAAAGGTAACGTTGTTACAGATACTAATAATTTATACGTAGACCTTTCGGCATTAATGGCTACTATTGAAGATGAAGAGTTAGATCCAAACGGAGTATTAACTACACGTTCATTCAGAAGTAAAATGCGTAATGCTTTAGATGCTAATGACAGACCATTATTTGATGCTAACGGGAACGAGATTATGGGATTACCACTATCTTATACTGGAGCGGATGTATACGACAAAAAGAAATCATTAGCACTAATGGGTGATTGGGATTACGCACGTTACGGTATCTTACAAGGTATTGAGTATGCAATTTCTGAAGATGCCACGTTAACGACGTTACAAGCATCAGATGCTTCTGGCCAACCAGTATCATTATTTGAACGTGATATGTTCGCTTTACGTGCGACGATGCATATTGCATACATGAACGTTAAACCAGAAGCGTTCGCAACGCTTAAACCAACTGAATAGGAGGAGATATGATGGCTAATCCTGCAGAAGAGATTAAGGTAAAAAAAGACAATATGACCATTACTGTTACAAAGAAGGCGTTTGACTCTTATTACAGTCTTGTTGGTTACAAAGAGGTTAAATCACGCCGTACTACGTCGGATAAGAGTGAGTGATAAAAATGACTCTTTATGAAGATGTTAAACTTTTACTCAAGAAAAATGGAGTGGAAGTTAAAAGTGATGAAGAAGAAATGTTTAAGATGGAAGTTGACGGAATACTAGAAGATGTTAGGGATATAACAAACAATGATTTTATGAAAGATGGTCAAGTTATTTATCCTTACTCAATCAAAAAGTATGTCGCAGACGTTCTAGAGTATTATCAACGTCCTGAAGTTAAAAAGAATTTAAAGTCAAGAAGTATGGGGACAGTGTCGTACACTTATAACGATGGTGTCCCTGATTACATTAGCGGAGTATTAAACAGGTATAAACGAGCAAAGTTTCATCCGTTTAAACCAATAAGATAGAGGTGTTGTTCGTGTTTAATCCATATGATGAATTCCCTCATACCATTTCTATTGGAAGTATTAAAAAAGTAGGAGAGTATCCAATTATACAAGAGCGCTTTGTAAGCGATAAAACAATTAAAGGATTTATGGATACGCCTACTACATCTGAACAACTAAAATTTCATCAAATGTCCCAAGAGTATGATAGGAACCTATACGTACCTCATGACTTACCAATATCTAAAAATAACTTATTTGAGTATGAGGGTAGAATCTTTGATGTTATAGGCGATTCTGTAGATCAGGGCGGACAACATGAAATTAAGTTGCTACGACTTAAACAGGTGCCATATGGCAAAGGTTAAGTATGGCGCTGATAGTATGGTTGTTGAATTAGATAAGTTCGATAAGAAAATAGAAGAGTGGGTTAAAAAAGGTATTGCTAAAACAACGACGAAGATTTACAACACTGCTGTAGCATTAGCTCCTGTTGACTTAGGTTTTTTAAAAGAAAGTATTGACTTTAAATATTTCGACGGTGGGTTATCCAGTGTTATAAGTGTCGGCGCAGATTATGCAATATACGTTGAATACGGTACTGGTATATATGCTACTGGTCCTGGTGGTAGTCGTGCTACAAAGATTCCGTGGAGTTTTGAAGGTGATGACGGCGAATGGTACACAACATATGGTCAAGAGCCACAGCCGTTTTGGAATCCTGCAATTGACGCAGGACGCAAGACATTCGAGCAGTATTTTTCATAGAGGTGGTAAAATATGTGGGTATCAGTTGAACCTGAACTTACAAATCAAATATATAAAAGATTAATCTCAGACCCTAACATTAACAAACTAGTTTATGATAGGGTCTTTGACGTTGTTCAAGATGACGCTGTTTACCCATATATTGTTGTGGGTGAATCGAACGTCACTAACAACGAATCTAGCGCAACAATGAGAGAAACAGTCGGTATTGTCATACATGTGTATTCGCAGTTCGCTACACAATACGAGGCTAAGCTCATTTTAAGCGCGATAGGTTATGTGCTTAACAGACCTATAGAAATAGAAAATTACGAATTCCAATATAGCCGTATCGATAGTCAAGCAGTATTCCCTGATATAGACAGGTTTACTAAGCATGGCACGATACGGCTTTTATTTAAGTACAGACATAAAAAGAAAAACGAAGGAGTGTATTAAATGGCGCAAAAAAACTATTTAGCAGTTGTACGTCCAGCTGAAACTGATTTAGATCCAGTAGAATCTTTATTATTAGCTGACTTACAAGAAGGTGGACATACGATTGAAAATGATTTAGCTGAAATAGTACGAGGCGGTAAAACGGACTATTCTCCCAATGCAATGTCAGAATCATTTAAATTAACAATTGGTAATGTGCCTGGAGATAAAGGAATTGAAGCAGTGAAACACGCTGTACAAACAGGTGGACAGTTGCGTATATGGCTTTATGAGCGTAATAAACGTGCAGACGGTAAACATCACGGAATGTTTGGTTATGTTGTTCCAGAATCATTTGAAATGTCGTTTGATGATGAAAGTGACAAAATCGAACTATCATTAAAAGTTAAATGGAATACAGCAGAAGGTGCTGAAGATAACTTGCCGAAAGAGTGGTTTGAAGCTGCAGGTGCGCCTACAGTTGAATACGAAAAATTCGGCGAAAAAGTCGGAACATTCGAGAATCAAAAGAAAGCTAGTGTTGTATCTGGTTCACACACGGAAGACCATTCTATGTAAACTAATAGATCAAGGGGGCGTAAGCTCCCTATTTTTTTATAAAAAAATTGAAAAGAGGTATATATTTTGACTGAATTTAATCCAATTACAACATTAAAAATTAATGACGGAGAAAAAGATTACGAAGTAGAAGCAAAAGTAACATTTGCATTTGACCGAAAAGCTGAAAAATTCTCAGAAGATAGCGAAGATGGGAGAAAAGGAGCAATGCCAGGATTCAATGTTATCTTTAACGGTTTGCTAGAATCTAGAAACAAAGCGATTTTACAATTTTGGGAATGTGCTACTGCTTATTTAAAAAACCCACCAACTCGAGAACAATTAGAAAAAGCGATTGATGATTTCATCACTGAAAACGAGGATACTTTGCCGTTATTACAAGGGGCTTTGGACAAACTTAACAATAGTGGTTTTTTCAAGAGGGAGAGTCGCTCGTACTGGATGACATTGAACAAAGCACCGAATATGGCCAAAAGCGAGGACAAAGAAATGACGAAAGCAGGCATAGAAATGATGAAAGAGAATTACAAGGAAATCATGGGCGCAGAACCTTACACGATTACTCAAAAATAAGGCAACTGACAGCTAGATATTTAGGATATATCCCTGAACATGAATTGTTAGCACTAACACCTGCTGAATGGCGTGATTGGCTTATTGGTGGTCAGGATAGGTACCTAGATCAAAGACAATTATTAATTGAACAAGCGCAAGCTAACGGCTTAGTACAAGCTTCTAAGAGGCTAACTAGTATGATTCGTGACATTGAGAAACAACGTTACGAAATAAGAGAACCTGGTAGCTATGCTCGTGTACAAAAAGCTAGATTAGAAGAAGAAAAAAGAAGACGTGAACTCTTCAAAGAAGGTACAAGAAAATTCCTTGAATCGAAAGGAGGTTAGCCTTTGGATACTCATTTTATGGCAAAGATTATGGCCAATATTAGAGATTTCCAAAGCAACGTAAGGAAAGCTCAACGATTAGCAAAGACGTCTGTACCAAACGAAATTGAAACAGATGTAAAAGCAGATATTTCAAGATTCCAAAGAGCTTTACAACGCGCTAAAGCTATGGCGCAAAAATGGCGTGAACATAACGTTAAAATAGATGGTAATAATTCACCGTTAAAACGTGCAATTGCTAGTGCAAAAACGATGTTGGCCACGTTACACAACAAAACAATAAAAGTTAATTTCGATACGAGAGGTATGACAAAAACCCAAATTTTAACTAAGGCACTGAATCAGTCCTTAACTGATTATAGTGAGAAAATGGACGCGCTAGCTACTAAAATTCGTACATTTGGTACAATTTTTGCACAACAAGTTAAAGGCTTAATGATTGCTAGTATACAAGCATTGATACCAGTGATTGCCGGGTTAGTACCTGCAATAATGGCAGTACTTAATGCGGTTGGTGTATTAGGTGGTGGCGTTTTAGGTTTAGTTGGCGCATTCTCTGTCGCAGGTCTTGGAGTTGTTGGCTTTGGTGCAATGGCTATTAGCGCTCTTAAAATGGTTGAAGATGGAACATTGGCAGTAACAAAAGAAGTTCAAAACTTTAGAGATGCGAGCGATCAGTTAAAAACTACATGGCGTGATATTGTTAAAGAGAATCAAGCAAGTATCTTTAATGCGATGTCAGCAGGTATCAGAGGTGTTACAAGTGCGATGTCTCAATTAAAACCATTCTTATCCGAAGTATCTATGCTGGTTGAAGCAAACGCACGCAAGTTTGAGGATTGGGTTAAACATTCTGAAACAACTAAGAAAGCATTTGAAGCATTGAATAGCATAGGTGGCGCAATCTTCGGAGATTTATTGAACGCTGCAGGAAGATTTGGCGACGGATTAATTAACATTTTCACTCAATTAATGCCGTTGTTCAAATTTGTGTCTCAAGGACTACAGAACATGTCTATAGCTTTCCAAAATTGGGCTAATAGTGTGGCTGGTCAGAATGCTATTAAAGCGTTTATTGACTACACTACCACTAACTTACCTAAGATTGGTCAGATATTTGGCAATGTGTTCGCTGGTATTGGTAATTTAATGATTGCTTTTGCTCAAAACAGTTCTAACATTTTTGACTGGTTAGTTAAATTAACTTCTCAATTTAGAGCATGGTCAGAACAAGTAGGACAATCACAAGGATTTAAAGACTTTATCAGTTACGTTCAAGAGAATGGTCCCACTATTATGCAGTTAATCGGTAATATCGTAAAAGCGTTAGTGGCATTTGGTACTGCAATGGCTCCTATAGCTAGTAAATTACTAGATTTCATTACTAATTTAGCTGGATTTATCGCCAAACTATTCGAAGCACACCCAGCAGTCGCTCAAATTATCGGTGTTATCGGTATTTTAGGTGGCGTATTTTGGGCTTTAATGGCTCCGATTGCAGCTGTTAGCAGTGTATTAAGTAATGTGTTTGGCGTAACTTTATTAAATATTGTCACAAGAATACTGGAATTAACTAGGATAACTGATTTGGTAAGTAAAGTGTTCGGTTTATTAGCTGGTGTTTTCACAAGTATTTCTGTGCCAGTATTAGCAGTAATTGCCGTAATTGGCGCATTCATTGGTATTCTTGTTTATTTATGGAAAACAAACGAGAATTTCAGAAAAACAATAACCGAAGCTTGGAACGGTATCAAAACAGCCGTTTCTGGTGCGATTCAGGGCGTCGTTGATTGGTTAACTCAATTGTGGGGCAAAATTCAAACAACGTTGCAACCAATCATGCCTATATTACAAATGCTAGGGCAAATATTCATGCAAGTATTAGGTGTTTTAGTCATAGGTATCATCACAAACGTTATGAATATCATACAAGGTTTATGGACGTTAATTACAATTGCGTTCCAAGCCATAGGAACAGTGATATCAGTAGCAGTCCAAATCATAGTAGGCTTGCTTACTGCTTTAATACAGTTTCTTACTGGCGACTTCTCGGGTGCTTTGGAGACAATTAAAACTACGATTTCCAATGTACTTGATACCATTTGGCAATACATGCAATCAGTTTGGAATTCGATTATCGGCTTTTTAACTGGTGTCATGGATAGAACATTATCAATGTTTGGCACAAGTTGGTCGCAGATATGGAGTACAATCACTAATTTTGTTAGTAATATTTGGAATAGTGTTACTGATTGGTTCGGTAGAGTTGCATCGAGTATATCTAGTTTGATGGGATTGGCTTTAAGCTATATTATTTCTAAAGGTTCTGAATGGGTTTCTAATATTTGGAACACTGTCACAAGCTTTGCAAGCAAAGTAGCTGATGGATTTAAAAGAGTTGTCTCAAATGTAGGCGACGGCATGAGAAATGCACTTAATAGAATCAAAGATTTTTTCGGCGATTTCTTGAACGCTGGCGCGGAATTAATCGGCAAAGTAGCTGAAGGTGTAGCTAACGCTGCACACAGAGTTGTTAGTGCAGTAGGTGATGCGATTTCATCAGCTTGGGATTCTGTAACTTCATTCGTGAGCGGTCATGGTGGAGGTAGTGGTTTAGGCAAAGGTTTAGCAGTATCACAAGCTAAAGTTATTGCTACAGATTTCGGTAGCGCCTTTAACAAAGAACTATCATCTACATTAACAGATAGTATAGGAGACCCGATAAGCACCACTTTTGATAGACACATGTCAGGCGATGTTCAACATAGCTTAAAAGAAAATAATAGGCCTATTGTGAATGTAACGATTAGAAATGAGGGTGACCTTGATTTAATTAAATCACGCATTGATGATATAGACGCTATAGACGGAAGTTTCAACTTATTATAAGGGAGGTTTGTTAGTTGATAGCGCATGATATAGAAGTAATAAGAAATGGAACGCAGTATCGCGTCAGTGACAATCCTTTTACTTATGATCATTTAGAAGTAGTTGAATATAATGTTACAGGCGCAGGATATCATCGCAACTATTCTGATATAGAAGGTATTGATGGTAGATTTCATAATTATGCTAAAGAAGAACTTAAAAAAGTAGAGCTTAAGCTAAGGTATAAAGTACCTAAAATTGCTTATGCTTCACATTTAAAGTCAGACGTCCAAGCGCTATTTGCTGGACGTTTTTATTTAAGAGAATTAGCTACACCAGACAATTCAATTAAGTATGAGCATATATTAGATATACCAAAAGACAAACAAGCATTTGAGCTTGATTATGTTGATGGACGACAACTTTTTGTAGGACTAGTAAGTGAAGTTTCTTTTAACACAACTCAAACATCAGGGGAATTTTCTTTGTCGTTTGAAACAACCGAACTACCATACTTTGAAAGTGTCGGTTATAGTACTGATCTTGAAAGTGATAACGACCCTGAAAAATGGTCGGTACCTGATAGATTGCCTACAAACGAAGGTGATAAGAGGCGTCAAATGACATTTTACAACACTAACTCAGGAGAAGTTTATTATAACGGTGATGTTCCTTTAACACAGTTTAATCAGTTTAATGTTGTTGAAATAGAGTTAGCCGAAGATGTTAAAGCTAATGATAAGGATGGATTCACTTTCTATACAGATAAAGGAAATATCTCAGTTATTAAGGAAGTTGATTTAAAAGCCGGAGATAAAATAATCTTCGACGGTAAACATACCTATAGAGGTTATTTAAATATAGATTCTTTTAATAAAACTTTAGAACAACCGGTTTTATATCCAGGCTGGAATCGATTCAAGTCTAATAAAGTAATGAAACAAATTACATTTAGACACAAATTATATTTTAGATAAGGAGTAGCCTATGCCAATTTTATTAAAAAGTCTACAGGGTGTAGGGCACGCTATTAATGTTAGTACAAAAGTAAGTAAAAAGCTAAATGAAGATAGTTCTTTGGATCTAACTATTATCGAGAACGCGAGTACGTTTGACGCAATAGGTGCTATAACTAAAATGTGGACGATCACTCATGTTGAAGGTGAAGATGATTTCAACGAATATGTAATTGTCATACTTGATAAGTCTACTATTGGCGAAAAAATAAGGCTTGATATCAAAGCTAGACAAAAAGAACTTGATGACCTTAACAATTCTAGGATTTACCAAGAGTATAACGAAAGTTTTACAGGCGTTGAGTTCTTCAATACTGTCTTTAAAGGAACGGGTTATAAGTATGTATTACATCCAAAAGTAGATGCATCTAAATTCGAGGGATTAGGCAAAGGAGATACACGATTAGAAATCTTAAAAAAAGGACTTGAGCGTTATCATCTCGAATATGAATACGATGCAAAGACTAAAACGTTTCATTTGTATGATGAATTATCTAAGTTTGCCAATTATTACATTAAAGCTGGTGTGAATGCTGATAACGTCAAAATACAAGAAGATGCATCTAAATGTTATACCTTTATTAAAGGTTATGGTGATTTTGATGGACAACAGACTTTTGCAGAAGCGGGACTACAAATTGAATTCACTCATCCATTAGCACAATTGATAGGTAAAAGAGAAGCGCCACCGCTTGTTGATGGACGTATTAAAAAAGAAGATAGTTTAAAAAAAGCAATGGAGTTATTGATAAAGAAAAGTGTCACTGCTTCTATTTCCTTAGACTTTGTAGCGTTACGTGAACATTTCCCAGAAGCTAACCCTAAAATAGGTGATGTTGTTAGAGTGGTGGATTCTGCCATAGGATATAACGACTTAGTGAGAATAGTCGAAATCACTACACATAGAGATGCGTACAATAATATCACTAAGCAAGATGTAGTATTAGGAGACTTTACAAGGCGTAATCGTTATAACAAAGCAGTTCATGATGCTGCAAATTATGTTAAAAGCGTAAAATCTACAAAATCCGACCCATCTAAAGAACTAAAAGCATTAAACGCAAAAGTTAACGCAAGTTTATCTATAAATAATGAATTGGTTAAGCAGAATGAAAAAATAAACGCTAAAGTCGATAAGATGAATACTAAAACAGTTACAACTGCTAATGGTACGATCATGTACGACTTTACTAGTCAATCAAGTATAAGAAACATCAAATCAATTGGAACGATTGGCGACTCTGTAGCTAGAGGGTCGCACGCAAAAACTAATTTCACAGAAATGTTAGGCAAGAAATTGAAAGCTAAAACGACTAATCTTGCAAGAGGTGGCGCAACAATGGCAACAGTTCCAATAGGTAAAGAAGCGGTAGAAAACAGCATTTATAGACAAGCAGAGCAAATAAGAGGAGACCTAATCATATTACAAGGCACTGATGATGACTGGTTACACGGTTATTGGGCAGGCGTACCGATAGGCACTGATAAAACGGATACAAAAACGTTTTACGGTGCCTTTTGTTCTGCAATTGAAGTTATTAGAAAGAATAATCCAGATTCAAAAATACTAGTGATGACAGCTACAAGACAATGCCCTATGAGTGGTACAACAATACGCCGTAAAGACACGGACAAAAACAAACTAGGGTTAACACTTGAGGACTATGTAAACGCTCAAATATTAGCTTGTAGTGAGTTAGATGTACCAGTGTTTGACGCATATCACACAGATTACTTTAAGCCATACAATCCAGCTTTTAGGAAAGCGAGCATGGAGGACGGCTTACACCCTAACGAAAAAGGTCACGAGGTTATTATGTACGAGTTAATCAAGGATTATTACAGTTTTTACGACTAAAGGAGGCAACCAATGGCTTACGGATTAATTACAAGTTTACATTCAATGACAGGTCGGAAAATAGTTGCTCAACATGAGTATAACTATCGCTTGTTAGATGAAGGTATGAGCAAACTTGAGAAAATGTTTATATACCATCAAAAAGAAGAAATATACGCACACTCAGCGAAACAAATTAAATACTTGAATGACAGTGTTGAAGATTATTTAACGTATTTAAATGGCCGTTTTAGCAATATGATTCTAGGCCATAACGGCGACGGTATCAATGAAGTAAAAGACGCGCGTATTGATAATACAGGTTATGGTCATAAGACATTGCAAGATCGTTTGTATCATGATTATTCAACACTAGATGCTTTCACTAAAAAGGTTGAGAAAGCTGTAGATGAACACTATAAAGAATATCGAGCGACAGAATACCGATTCGAACCAAAAGAGCAAGAACCGGAATTTATCACTGATTTATCGCCATATACAAATGCAGTAATGCAATCATTTTGGGTAGACCCTAGAACGAAAATTATTTATATGACGCAAGCTCGTCCAGGTAATCATTACATGTTATCTAGATTGAAGCCCAACGGACAATTTATTGATAGATTGCTTGTTAAAAACGGCGGTCACGGTACACACAATGCGTATAGATACATTGATGGAGAATTATGGATTTATTCAGCTGTATTGGACAGTAACAAAAACAACAAGTTTGTACGTTTCCAATATAGAACTGGAGAAATAACTTATGGTAATGAAATGCAAGATGTCATGCCGAATATATTTAACGACAGATATACGTCAGCGATTTATAATCCTATAGAAAATTTAATGATTTTCAGACGTGAATATAAAGCTTCTGAAAGACAAGCTAAGAATTCATTGAATTTCATTGAAGTAAGAAGTGCTGACGATATTGATAAAGGTATAGACAAAGTATTGTATCAAATGGATATACCTATGGAATACACTTCAGATACACAACCTATGCAAGGTATCACTTATGATGCAGGTATCTTATATTGGTATACAGGTGATTCGAATACAGCCAACCCTAACTACTTACAAGGTTTCGATATAAAAACAAAAGAATTGTTATTTAAACGACGTATCGATATTGGTGGTGTGAATAATAACTTTAAAGGAGACTTCCAAGAAGCTGAGGGTCTAGATATGTATTACGATCTAGAAACAGGACGCAAAGCGCTTTTAATAGGGGTAACTATTGGACCTGGTAACAACAGACATCACTCAATTTATTCCATCGGCCAAAGAGGTGTTAACCAATTCTTAAAAAACATTGCACCTCAAGTATCGATGACTGATTCAGGCGGACGTGTTAAACCGTTACCAATACAAAACCCAGCATATCTAAGTGATATTACGGAAGTTGGTCATTACTATATCTATACGCAAGACACACAAAATGCGTTAGATTTCCCGTTACCGAAAGCGTTTAGAGATGCAGGTTGGTTCTTTGATGTACTGCCTGGTCATTATAATGGTGCGTTAAGACAAGTACTAACTAGAAACAGCACAGGTAGAAATATGCTCAAATTTGAACGTGTTATCGACATCTTTAACAAGAAAAACAACGGTTCATGGAATTTTAACCCACAAAGTGCTGGTTATTGGGAACATATCCCTAAGAGCATCACGAAATTGTCTGATTTAAAAATTGTTGGTTTAGACTTCTATATCACCACTGAAGAATCAAAACGTTTTTCTGACTTCCCTAAAGATTACAAAGGTATTGCAGGCTGGGTGTTAGAAGTAAAATCAAATACACCGGGTAACACAACACAAGTGCTAAGACGTAATAACTTTGCTTCTGCTCACCAGTTTTTCGTTAGAAACTTTGGTACTGGTGGTAATAGTGGTTGGAGCATAATAGAAGGTAAGGAGGTTGAATAATGGTAGTAGATAATTTTTCAAAAGATGATAACTTAATCGAGTTACAAACAACATCACAATATAATCCGGTTATTGACACAAACATCAGTTTCTATGAATCAGATAGAGGAACTGGTGTTTTAAATTTTGCAGTAACTAAGAATAATAAGCCGTTATCAATCAGCAAACATAATGCGATGACTAGTATTGTGCTTAAGACGGATAACTTCGACGATGAACACGGCGCTTATATTAGTGATGAACTTACAATTGTTGATGCAATTAATGGACGAATGCAATACGTTATCCCAAACGAGTTCTTAAAATACACTGGTCGAGTACATGCGCAAGCATATTTTACTCAAAACGGTAGCAATAACGTAATTGTAGAGCGTCAATTTAGCTTCAATATCCAGAATGATCTAATTAGTAATTTTGACGGTAAAACAAAGCTAGTTTATATCAAATCAATTCAGGACTTAACAGAAAGTGTTAAAGAAGAAGTTGAGGACTTAAAGAAAAGTTTGAGTGATACAAAATCGTTGGTTACTGAAATTGATAGTCGTATTAATCAAGGTATTCAAAGATTAGAAATCAAACAAAATGAAGCGGTACAGATGATTACAACAACACAAGACAAAGCCGTTCAATATATAAATAGCGAGTTCCAGAAAATTATTGATAAAGAGCAAGCGATTTTTGAACGTGTTAACGAAGTTGAACAACAAATCAATGGTGCAGACCTAATCAAAGGTAATTCAACAACAAATTGGCAAAAGTCTAAAATTACTGATGATTACGGTAAAGCAATCGAATCGTCTGAGCAGTCCATAGATAGCGTTTTAAGCGCAGTTAACACATCTAGGATTATTCATATCACTAGCGCGACAGATGCGCCCTCATTTAAAGATATAGGTACTGTCGATACACCTAAAGAAGATGGCGTTGACGATGGTTCAGATATTCCGGCAGCTCCTAACACTTTAGGAAAATCAGGCGTGTTAGTTGTCTATGTTGTTGATGATAGTACGGCACGTGCAACATGGTATCCAGATGATTCAAACGACGAATATACAAAATATAAAATTAGTGGCACATGGTACCCGTTTTACAAAAAAAATGACGGCGATTTAACTAAGGAATTCGTCGAAGAAACATCAAACAACGCTTTAAATCAAGCCAAGCAGTATGTAGATGATAAATTCGGAACAACGAGTTGGCAACAACATAAGTTAACAGAACATAACGGTCAATCAATCCAAAAGAACTTATATAACGCCAAAGGTAATTTAGAAGCATTGGGCGCTGGGAATTATTACGTAACAAGTGTGCCTGATTTACCAGGTATTGTTGAAAGTTACGAAGGCTACTTATCAGTATTTGTTAAAGATGATGCAAATAAGTTATTCAACTTCACACCTTCAAACTCTAAAAAAGTTTATACACGATCAATCACAAATGGTCGATTAGACTCACAATGGGCTACACCTAACGAACATAAAACAGCCGTGTTATTCGACGGTGCTGCAAACGGTGTAGGAACAAGGATTAATTTAACCGAAGCTTATACAAATTATGCAATTCTATTCATAAGCGGTACTTATCCAGGTGGTGTTATTGAAGCATTCAGTTTAACCTCTATACCAAATGCGATTCAATTAAGTAAAACAAATGTAGTTGACTCAGACGGTAACGGTGGTGGTAGTTATGAATGCTTAATAACTAAAGAAAGTGGTACGACGTTAAAAATCGATAACGATGTGTACCTTGATTTAGGCAGTAAAACAGGTTCTGGTGCTAATGCAAACAGAGTTACGATAAATAAAATTGTGGGGTGGAAATAATGAAAATCACAGTAAACGATAAAAACGAAGTTATCGGATACGTTAATACTGGCGGATTACGCAATAGTTTAGATGTAGATGATAACAATGTGCCTATTAAATTTAAAGAAGAGTTCGAACCTAGAAAGTTTGTTTTCACTAACGGCGAAATTAAATACAATAGCAATTTCGAAAAAGAAGACGTACCGAATGCATCAAAACAACAAAGTGAATCAGATTTGAGTGATGAAGAACTTCGCGGAATGGTTGCAAGTATGCAAATGCAGATGACGCAAGTGAACATGTTGACAATGCAATTGACGCAACAAAACGCTATGTTAACACAACAGTTGACAGAACTGAAAACTAACAAAACAAATACTGAGGGGGACGTTTAAATGATGAAGATGATTTATCCAACTTTTAAAGACATTAAAACTTTTTATGTGTGGGGTTGCTATAAAAATGAGCAAATTAAGTGGTACGTAGACATGGGTGTAATCGACAAAGAAGAATATGCATTGATCACTGGTGAAAAATATCCAGAGGCAAAAGATGAAAAGTCACAGGTGTAATGCTTGAGGCTTTTTAATTTAACACAAAGTAGGTGGCGTAATGTTTGGATTTACCAAACGGCACGAACATGAATGGCGAATTAGAAGATTAGAAGAGAATGATAAAACAATGCTTAGCACTCTCAATGAGATTAAATTAGGTCAAAAAACTCAAGAGCAAGTTAACATTAAATTAGATAAAACTTTAGATGCTATCCAGAGGGAAAGACAGATAGACGAAAAAAATAAGAAAGAAAACGACAAAAATATACGCGATATGAAAATGTGGATTCTCGGTTTGATAGGGACTATCTTCAGTACGATTGTCATAGCTTTACTAAGAACTATTTTTGGTATTTAAAGGAGGTGATTACCATGCTTAAAGGGATTTTAGGATATAGCTTCTGGGCGTGCTTCTGGTTTGGTAAATGTAAATAACAGTTAAGAGTCAGTGCTTCGGCACTGGCTTTTTATTTTGATTGAAATGAGGTGCATACATGGGATTACCTAACCCAAAGACTAGAAAGCCTACAGCTAGTGAAGTGGTGGAGTGGGCAAAGTCGAATATTGGTAAGAGGATTAATATAGATAATTATCGGGGCAGTCAATGTTGGGATACACCTAACTTTATTTTTAAAAGATATTGGGGTTTTGTAACATGGGGCAATGCTAAGGATATGGCTAATTACAGATATCCTAAGGGTTTCCGATTCTATCGTTATTCATCTGGATTTGTACCGGAACCTGGAGACATCGCAGTTTGGCACCCTGGCAACGGAATAGGTTCGGACGGACACACCGCAATAGTAGTAGGACCATCTAATAAAAGTTATTTTTATAGCGTTGACCAAAACTGGGTTAATTCTAATAGTTGGACAGGTTCTCCAGGAAGATTAGTAAGACACCCTTATGTAAGTGTTACAGGCTTTGTTAGGCCTCCATACTCAAAAGATACTAGCAAACCTAGTAGTACTGATACAAGTTCAGCATCAAAAGCCAATGACTCAACAATTACTGGCGAAGCGAAGAAACCGCAATTTAAAGAAGTTAAAACAGTAAAATACACTGCTTACAGCAATGTTTTAGATAAAGAAGAGCACTTCATTGATCATATAGTTGTAATGGGTGATGAACGCTCAGATATTCAAGGATTATATATAAAAGAATCAATGCATATGCGTTCTGTAGACGAACTTTATACGCAAAGAAATAAGTTTATAAGCGATTATGAAATACCGCATTTATATGTCGATAGAGAGGCTACATGGCTTGCTAGACCAACCAATTTTGATGACCCGCGTCACCCTAATTGGCTAGTTATTGAAGTATGTGGTGGTCAAACAGATAGTAAGCGTCAATTCTTAATGAACCAAATACAAGCTTTAATACGGGGTGTATGGTTGTTGTCAGGAACAGATAAAGAATTATCTGAAACGACGTTAAAGGTAGACCCTAATATTTGGCGTAGTATGAAAGATTTAATTAATTACGACTTGATTAAGCAAGGTATACCGGATGACGCAAAGTATGAGCAAGTCAAAAAGAAAATGCTTGAGACGTACATCAAACGAGATATATTGAAACGAGAAAATATTAAAGAAGTAACTACAAAAACAACAATAAGAATTAGTGATAAAACATCGGTTGACAGTGCGTCAACAAGAGGACCCACTGCATCAGACGAAAAACCAAGCATCGTTACTGAAAAAAGTCCGTTCACGTTCCAGCAAGCACTGGATAGACAAATGTCTAGGGGTAACCCGAAAAAATCTCATACATGGGGCTGGGCTAATGCAACACGAGCACAAACGAGCTCAGCAATGAATGTTAAGCGAATATGGGAAAGTAACACACAATGCTATCAAATGCTTAATTTAGGCAAGTATCAAGGCGTTTCAGTTAGTGCGCTTAATAAGATACTCAAAGGGAAAGGAACACTAGACGGACAAGGCAAAGCATTTGCAGAAGCCTGTAAGAAAAACAACATTAACGAAATCTATTTGATCGCGCACGCTTTCTTAGAAAGTGGATACGGAACAAGTAACTTCGCTAGTGGTAGATACGGTGCATATAATTACTTCGGTATTGGTGCATTCGACAACGACCCTGATTATGCAATGAAATTTGCTAAGAATAAAGGTTGGACAACCCCAGCAAAAGCAATCATGGGCGGTGCTAGCTTCGTAAGAAAGGATTACATCAACAAAGGGCAGAATACACTGTACAGAATCAGATGGAATCCTAAGAATCCAGCTACGCACCAATACGCTACTGCTATAGAGTGGTGCCAACATCAAGCTAGTACAATCGCTAAGCTATATAAACAAATCGGCTTAAAAGGTATCTACTTTATAAGAGATAAATATAAATAAAGAGGTGTATAAATGTACAAAATAAAAGATGTTGAAACGAGAATAAAAAATGATGGTGTTGACTTAGGTGACATTGGCTGTCGATTTTACACTGAAGATGAAAATACAGCATCTATAAGAATAGGTATCAATGACAAACAAGGTCGTATCGATCTAAAAGCACATGGCTTAACACCTAGATTGCATTTGTTTATGGAAGATGGCTCTATATTCAAAAATGAGCCCCTTATTATAGACGATGTTGTAAAAGGGTTCATTACCTACAAGATACCTAAAAAGGTTATCAAACACGCTGGTTATGTTCGTTGTAAGCTGTTTTTAGAGAAAGAAGAAGAAAAAATACATGTCGCGAACTTTTCTTTCAATATCGTTGATAGTGGCATTGAATCTGCTGTAGCAAAAGAAATCGATGTTAAATTGGTAGATGATGCTATTACGAGAATTTTAAAAGATAACGCGACAGATTTATTGAGCAAAGACTTTAAAGAGAAAATAGATAAAGATGTCATTTCTTACATCGAAAAGAATGAAAGTAGATTTAAAGGTGCGAAAGGTGATAAAGGCGAACCGGGACAACCTGGAGCAAAAGGTGAAGCAGGTAAAAAAGGAGAACAAGGCGCACCCGGTAAAAACGGTACTGTAGTATCAATCAATCCTGACACTAAAATGTGGCAAATTGATGGTAAAGATACAGATATCAAAGCAGAACCTGAGTTATTGGACAAAATCAATATCGCAAATGTTGAAGGGTTAGAAAATAAATTGCAAGAAGTTGAAAAAATCAAAGATACAACTCTCAACGACTCTAAAACGTATACGGATTCAAAAATTGCTGAACTAGTTGATAGCGCGCCTGAATCTATGAACACATTAAGAGAATTAGCAGAAGCAATACAAAACAACTCTATTTCAGAAAGTGTATTGCAACAGATTGGCTCAAAAGTTAGCACAGAAGATTTTGAGAGATTCAAGCAATCATTAAACAGTTTGTATGCAGATAAAAATCATAGTCATACAATCAAACAGATTGAAGGATTAGAAAATGCTTTATCAAAAAAATCAGACATAAATCACAGTCATGATGAACGTTATCTTTTATCATCAAATGCTTTTACAAAAGAGGAAGCAGATAAACTTTATCAACCTATCGGTTCTTCGCAGCCGTCACTGAATATTTGGACAGGCAGTGAAACAGAATATAATTATTTGTACCAAAAAGACCCTAATACACTTTACTTAATTAAGGGGTGATTTTATGGAAGGTAATTTTAAAAATGTAAAGAAGCTTATTTACGAAGGCGAAGAATATACAAAAGTATATGCTGGAAATATCCAAGTATGGAAAAAGCCTTCATCTTTTGTAATAAAACCCTTACCTAAAAATAAATATCCGGATAGCATAGAAGAATCAACAGCAAAATGGACAATAAATGGAGTTGAACCTAATAAAAGTTATCAGGTGACAATAGAAAATGTACGTAGCGGTATAATGAGGGTTTCGCAAACTAATTTAGGTTCAAGTGATTTAGGAATATCAGGAGTCAATAGCGGAGTTGCAAGTAAAAATATCAACTTTAGTAATCCTTCAGGGATGTTGTATGTCACTATAAGTGATGTTTATTCAGGATCTCCGACATTGACCATTGAATAATTTTAAACGACTAATTTTTTAGTCGTTTTTTATTTTGGATAAAAGGAGCAAACAAATGGATATCGGTACAATCGTAAGAACAATTTTATTAATAGTCGCATGGATCAATCAGTTTTTAGCAATCAAACATATTTCTCCAATCCCAGTTGACGAAGTGTTTATAAGCACAGTCGTTACTGGGATTGTTTCAATTTGGACGTGGTGGAAGAATAACAACTTTACTCACGCATCTAAGAAAGGGCAACAAAAAATTTATGAAGTAAAAGCTGGCATTCAGTCAACTGGTGGCGCACCTAAAGTGAACGGAGATGATAACAATGCCGTCGGTTAGAACATACAGTCAAGCTATTAGCTACCTTAAAAGCCTAGAGGGTAAGGCGTGGAATCCAGACAATGCATTTGGATGTCAATGCTTCGATACTGCCAACCAATATTGGCTTTACTTATTTAATCATAGGTTGAAAGGTGTGGGCGCTGCGGACATTCCTACATGGAATGATTTCACTAACGAAGCAACCGTTTACGAAAATACTGTGTCGTTTCAAGCATTGCCGGGCGACGTCGTTATTTTTAACCGTAATTATGGCGGTGGTTATGGTCATGTAGGTATTGTAATAAGCGCTACGTTAGATTCTATAACTATTTTAGAGCAGAACTGGCTAGGCGGTGCTTACTGGAGTCCACCAGAAGTTACTACAAGACGTACACACGGCTACGACTTCCCTATGTGGTTTATCCGTCCATTCTACGCAAAAGAAACGACCGCTAATAAGCTAAGAAGCGCAGTGACGCCAGTTAAACAAGATAAGTTATCAAAAGGTAAAAAAATCATGCTTGTGGCTGGTCATGGTATTGGTGCATACTCTAACGACCCAGGTGCCGTTGCGAATGGAGAAAACGAAAGAGATTTTAACCGTAAAAATATTATCCCTAGAGTGAAAAAGTATCTTGAGTCAGTAGGTAACACAGTATTGTTATACGGTGGCAACTCGATGAATCAAGATTTATATCAAGATACATTGTACGGTCAACGTGTTGGAAACTATAAAGATTATGGCATGTACTGGATTAAAAGTGAAGTCAAACCGGATGCAATCATAGAGTTTCATTTAGATTCTGCTAGTCCGCAAGCAAGTGGCGGGCATGTAATCATTAGCGACCGTTTCCCAGCTGATGACATTGACAAGGCATTAAGTAGTGCATTAGATAAAACAGTAGGTAAAATAAGAGGCGTGACACCTAGAGGGGATTTATTGAACGCTAACGTGTCCGCTGACCTTAATCTTAATTATCGTTTAATCGAATTAGGTTTTATCACATCGACGAAAGATTTAAACTACATTAAAAATAATTTAGATAGCTTCACGAAGCGGATTGCTGAAGCTATTAACGGCAGACAAATTGATGCGCCAAGTAGTAAGCCAAGTGCTGACAAAATAACATGGAATTGGAAAGGTGTATTTTATCCTAATCCAGAAAAAGCTATAAGAGTCAGAAAAACAGCAGGATTAACCGGTACAGTCGTTGAAGAAGATTCGTGGCTATACACAAAAGATGATTGGGTAAAATTCGACCAAGTCATCAAAAAAGATGGCTACTGGTGGATTAGATTCAAATATCAACGTGAGGGCTCGAGTACTAACGATTTCTATTGCGCAGTGTGTAGAATCACAGATAAAGAACAGAAGATTAAAAAAGAAAAATATTGGGGCACAATTGAGTGGGCTTAATAGGTTGTAACCTATTAAAAGGAAAGAGGTAGGTTATTTTCTTCCTACCTCTAAAAATGATTATCTTTCTATTGTTATATGAGTTATATCTTTAGGACTAATCAATCTATTTTTTACATTAGAATCTTGATCTCCTACCTTGCCATATACTTTTTCATCAGAAGGATCTTTACTATGGATAGTTACTTTATCACCGACTTTAACAATATCCTTTTCTTTTAATTTATCTACTAATTTTTTCCATGCATCATTTGCCTCTATTGTGTTTCCGTTTGGATTAACTCTTGTAATATCGACACGGTTAACGCTATCAGTACTAACGGTGCTGTTATTAGTATTGCTAAGATTATCTAAGTTCGCAGTCCCAGAAATTTCGCTCTCTCCACCGTTTTTTAATTTATATTTTACTTTAATCGTTTCGTTGTTTGTTTTATCAATGATATTTGCGTCTTTTAAAGCGTCTCTTACATTTTTCCACAATTCGCTATCTGTTATTTCAGAAGCTTTTGCAACGTTATTAATACCATTATAATTTGAAGAAGAATGAAAACCTGAACCTACTGTTGTTAAAACTAAAGCACTTGCTATCAATGTTTTTGTTAATAGTTTTTTATTCATTTTATTTTCTCCTATAACTTATTTGCAATCGATTACAAAGTAATTTTACAATTATTATTTATGTAAATCAATTAAATAATTATTAACAAATCCATAAAATTTTATCATTAAAATATAATAATTTTGAGCTAGAAACATTCGTCATTTATGCTATAATCGTTTTAGACACAGCAATGTGTTCAAATTTTCATCTATTCGTAAGTTAGCCTTCGGGCTGACTTTTTATTTCCATTATTCACATGTTAATCTTGTTGTTGTTTAGGCAGGTACTTCGGTACTTGCCTATTTTTTTATGTTATAATGTAATTACATTACCAGTAACCAATCTGGCTTAAAACCACGTTTCCGGTAGTCAATCCGGCTATGCGTAGGACTTACTTGCGTAAAGCAGTAAGAAGCTGACTGCATATTTAAACCACCCATACTAGTTACTGGGTGGTTTTTGGGAACAAAAAAATAGTTTACAATCATTATTAGTAAGTATATAATTTTCTAGATCGATAATTTAGGAGAAATTTATATGGAAACTAAAGATTTATCATTAAAAATAGATGCAACAAAAATAGAAGTTGCAGGAATTAAAAATAAATTCACAGCTCAATGTAAACTTGCATATTCATTTATAGCTACGATAGCAACTATATTTGCAACTATATATTCAGACGGGAAACAGTTAGTTATTTTTTCTATGTTACTTTTCGTCTTTCCAAGTTTCATTGAATCATTCGGAATTGCCAATGAAAATAAGGTTATAACTGCAATAGTTAAAATCTATAAATATATTTTTTTTATTGTTTCTTTATTTCTATTCATTATTTTTGTTTGGTATTTTTACGATAAGCAAGATGCGTATAATTATACAAAAGTTATAGGCGATATATTATTAATAGTCAGTATTTTTATTAATTTAGTGTATTCTTTGATTTCTTATTTGAACTTACGCTACAATATAAATGAACATATTGCTTTAGCTGCAGTAGAGCAAAGTACGTTAGAAAAACAAAAAGAAAGATTGCACTTTCAAGATAATATTAAAAAAGCACATAAAAAAGTATATCGTGAATTTGTTAGTAAACAAAATAAAGATAAAAAGGGGAAGGATAAATGATGTTTATAACTGGAATAGTGATATCGTTAGTTGTAATCTTGATAGCTTCATATTTTTCCTTTGTTTTAACAACATTAATTATAAGCGAAGATTTTAGTGACCGAGTTACTTTAAAAGTAGCATTTATCTTACCAATAATATTAATATCCCTATCCATTCGTGCATGTTTAGAAAACCTAAGGAGTAATAAACAACTTGCTAAAACAGCATTTAAAATGGCTACTACACAATATCCTTCAGTGGTAACAATGTTCATAGGTATGGTTAAAGACCATCAAGCACAAGTCCACTGTTTTGGTGAATCTACCTATACCTATAACCAAAATAAAGAAAACCTAATATTAAAAAAAGACATAAATAAGTCATGGTTAAATTCATTAAAGAATTTGAAGTCACTTATTAAATCAGAAGGATTTAAAAAGAATTTTTTAAATAACTTAGCTGAAGCTTAA